AAGCAATATTTCTAGGGACGCTAACTGGGGAGAAGATGGTTTTTCAGCTGTTTGGAAATTTCCGGTGAGACAAACTCCAATACTTTTATAGTTCATTTTGTCAGCGATACAGTGAGCCCCAGCTACACTTATTTTTCTACCTTTATGAATTTTACCGTCTCCAGTGATTAAGAAATTGTATCCTATATCTCCCCAGCCTAGAGCGATGTGGTAATTTTTAATTGATTCAAAGGTCGTTTTGTCTCTAGCTGTGGCACTATGATGAAGAATAATAAATTCATTTGTTTTTATCATATATTTAGCCAAAAGGATATTATTGACATTAATATCCTTTTGGCATACTATTAAATAATTAAAATTAAATTTAGTATATGCTTTTGTTTTTATTACTTGTAATAAAGGTTGCAGCTCTTTTTATTGGGGCATATATTGTTATTATATTATTAGTTTGTTTTATATATATTATAGATGAAATAAGAACAGATTATTCGGGGTCGTTGGTATATAAAGATGAAATAAAACATTCTATAAGCGACGAAGACGACGAAGACAAAAAAATTAAATAATTATTTTAGTTTTTTAAATTTGGTAAGTGATTGTTTAATAATTTCTTTATTTTCTGGTTTTATTAAATCTGTATATTTTATTCCTTGAGCGAGTCTTTTCTCTATTTCTTGTTCAATGGCTAATTCTTTTAGTGCATTTCTATATGCAGCTGTTTCTTGGAACTTTGTTTTTTTACTAGATTTTATTCCCTCCTCAAAATTTCTTTCTTTAATTATTTTTTCTCCTAATTGTTCTTGTTGTTTTTCGCTCATTTCTTTTAAGGTCTGTTGGTACTGTTTTTTTTCTCCTATATTAGAATATTCAGTTTGTAATTGTTGTGATTTTGTGGCTCCTTTATTTAAAGCTTGCTGGGATGCTACGTCTTCACTAAAGGCAGTTTCTTTAGCTAATCTAGCTTGTTCTTCTTGTAGTTGTTTCTCGCTCATTTTTTTAAGAGTCTTTTCGTACTGTTTTATTTCTATTTTCTGTTTAATACCATCTTTAGTTGGTGGCATTTTAAACCCTTTCGATTCTAAATATTCTCCAAAAGTTTTAACACCTTTGTCTGCGATAAATTCAAAAGCATTACCTAATTTATATAAATATTTTCCACCAACTGAAGAGATAGGTGTTACTAACATCTTAAATAGATTTCTTAGAGATTCAATTTTTACACCAGTACTTACTGCCTTGCTGCCTAAGTTAGATATTTCTTTTAAATTACCATAATCATAATAATCTTTTTTAAGTTCAACGTCTCTAAAAACATTGGCTATTTTTTCCCGGATGGCGTTTGCCATATCGAAAGATAATTCTTGATAAGCTGAAGAAACAGGTTTACCTCTAAATATTTTTTCTGGCAAAGTTGCGTCTAATTCATCTTTCAATTTATCTGCACTTAACATATTCCAGCTATCTGTATTTTTATATTCTTTTTTTAAAATATTATAAGTATCTATTAGTTCTTTTTTTTGAGCATCACTTACCGTACTGGCTATCTTGTCCTCGATTGGTTTAAATAATTCTTCTTTAGTTATTGTTTCAGTGCTATTTTCAAGAGTCGGTTTAATTTTATTTTTATAAAGGTTATTCTTTATTCTTTGAGCTTGTATCCCTATGCTAGATTCAGTAATTCCTGATATCCCTTTCTCAGTTGCAGTTTGAGCTGGAGTAATAGGAGCTTTCATTATTTTTTCGATTGCGTCTAACTCTGGCACTTGAGCTTTAAAGGCAATAATTTTGTTTGCTGTCTGGGGCGATGGTCTTAAAGTTAAACCAGTAACACCTCTAGCAGTTGCCTTTAAGCCAGTTCCTATTGCTTTAGCGGTAGTTACTGCCGAAGTTGCCAAGGATGGACTAATTTTAGCTGCTGTTTTGGCTACTTGGGCTGGTTGAGTTACTGCCTTACCAGTCGGCAATAAACCCATTATATTAACAATATCCTCTATATCTTGTCCTGCTTCTGGGTATTTTGTTTTAAATTGTTCAAATTTCTGCATCACCGGTTGGAGTAATCCTCCTAAAGCTTTAGCTACTTGGTTATGTTCCTGAAAAGGTTCAGCAACTTTACTTATTACTCCTCCAATAGCATTATTAACTCCACTTGCTACTTGTCCCGCAACTCTCATTGTAGTTCTAGGATTATAAAGTCCAACCACATCTGAGAAACCTAAAGTCTTAGTACTTCCATTGGTTTGCTGGTCAGGCAATTTACCTAAATCAACTTTATCAGGTAAATTATTAAAATTAACTGTTGCCATATTTTTATAAATTAAGTAGATAGTTTATGTTATTATCTGTTACTTTTTGTCCGTTATCCTCTAAAAATTGAATAGCCTCTTCTTTAGTTTTTCCAGCAAATTCTAAATTTTTCTCAGAATTATTTGTTTTTCCCTTAGACAGATACCCTATCCCTAAATCTTGAGTAACTTTTTTATTTAAACCAGTCTCATAAGCATTTATTCCCTGTTCTATTTTTAATTTCACATTAGCTATATCATCATTGGTATCTAACAATGAATTCTTAGCTAATCTTTCCTCATTACCTGCTAAATTTGTTCCATAGTTTTTTAATCTGATAGGTGATTCAGCTAAGTTAATATAATTTAAAAGAGTTGTATATCTTGGATCTTTAGCAAAAGTCCCATAAGGTTTTAAACCCTCTTGGGTTGCTTTATAAAATCCAGATTTTAAATCAGGGTTAGCATTTATATAATCTAATGCCTCTTTATAATTTCTTATACCAGATTCAATATTCTCAAATTCTCTTTTCTCAGTTACTCCTAACATTTTGTCTTTGTACTGAGCGAAAGCAAAATCTTTTATAGCCTCATTGCCTCTTTTAGCTGCATTTTTATAAGACTGTTCAAAAGCTTTTGATTTGGATGGTGAATCAGCTACTAGCCCTCTAAGATTTTCAACTAAAGCACTAACATCATCTCCCGATAAATCTTGTCCATAAAAATTAACAGGATCACCTCCAGTAGTTGCCTCAGATGTTTTGCCACTCAATATTTTATTAAATCTCTTAGCATAATTACCTGTTTTATCTCCACTCCACATTGAGGCTATGTCATCAGGAGAATAGCCCTGCTCTAACCATTTTTGAATTTTCCATTTAGCTACATCGTCTTGGTTAGTGGATGTCATTTCTAAATTACTTTCTCCTGCCCTAGCTGATTGTATTTCTAAATTTTTTCTAATATCATCCATTGTGTAACTTTTGCCACTTCTAGGAAGAGCCTGCTTACCTACTTCATTCGCATACTCGCTACTCCACTCTTTCCAATTTTTAGGCTGGATAGAGTAACCACCAGTTTGTTTTATTGTTTCAAATATTTGATCAGCAGTAGCATCACTCGTTTGCCCCATAGATCCATAACCTGCACCAGAAGAAGAAGAAGAAGATAAGGCTGCCTCTAGTTGTCTTTCTTTAGCTCTTAATTCATATAAGTTTTTTTGAAGTTCCATTTGTTGTTGATGTTCTCTTAAACTGTCTTCTATTTTTTGTAATCGGTTAGCCTCATTATTGTACTCTTCTAAAGTTTTCTGATATTCGTTATATTTTATTTTAGCAATATCTGAATATGATCCAAAGGCACTTTCAACCACATCTCTAAACTGTTCACCGTATAATTGCAATTCATCACCCCGTGCTTTAAGAGACGAACTTAAAGCTCCCATTCCAGTTACACCTGCTTGTTTAAAAATTTCACTTTCTCCCACCGGCATTTCATAGGGAGCAGTTTTTTCTTTAATAGCATTTTGTAAAACATTCAAAGCCATTCTGGGCGATGAATAATCTTGAGATTGCTAGAAAGCGGTTTCCTTTTTTTGTTTTAAGTCACCCAAGGTAGTTGCTTTGGTAGATGACCCTAAAGAGTTAGGATAAGCTAAAGGGGTTTGTTCCCCTGTTACTGCTTTAGGGGTTTGTTTAAATTCATCCGGCAGATTTTCACCATACGCCATATTATGTAACTCACTCCACTCTTCTGAAGTTTTAGGGAGTGTTCCAAATCTGGAGGTATATCTGGAGAGTGCTTGTTTTTCTGCCTCAATATCTCTTTGTATCGCCATATTTTTTAAACTTAATATTGTTTATTTTTAAAAGCTGAACTGAGATAACCACGATTTTGTAAAATGTCTCTTAGCGATTGACCATAGTCTTGTGATTTTTGTGTTTCAATATTTCCCTCGACACCACCTACGGTAGGTAATCCTAATCCAGCAGTTGCCTCTGTTCCTAAAATTGTTTCTCCGCCTCGACCTAATGATTTTAATTGTTGCTGATATTTAGAAGAGCTTGATTTTGCCATTAAGCGATTAGCCTGGGGAATAGAACCCTCGGTTTGAACTCCTGCAAAAGGATAGGCACTTTCAGCTCCTAAAGCTTTTACTGCCTCTCCGCTGAAAGTCATCCCTCTTGCCTCTAAATTCTCTTTAGCTTGTCTTATATTTTCTGATGCTTGTGCCTCTTCAGTTTCTTTAGCAACGGCTCTTTCCTCTTGCAAAGCTTGATAGCCAGAAGTAAATTCATCCCTAGCTAAATTAACAAGACCTCTATAATAAGGATCAATAGTTTCGTTTTTTATTTTGTTAAAAGTGTTGATCACTTCTTGTGGGTTAAAAGGCATCCCCTCAGGATAGTTTTTAACTATTTCTTTAAACACTTCCCCTAAATCATAGGGTATCTCCTTTCTTTTGATTGCTGCATCTATGACCGAGTCATTAGTAGCATTGGTTGTATTTTCCATAAAAATTTATTAATTACTTTGAATATTTTTTAGTATCATAAAATAACCTTCAATGGCTGGAGCTCCATTAGACCCAGCTGTTCTAGTTAGAGTTAATTTATTTGTCCCGAATCCTGACATATCTACCGTGGCACTATGGTTAGCATCAGCAACTTCACTCACAACCGCCGGATAATCTACTACTAAAAATAGTCCGCCACTTCTAGTATAGACTAAACTTTTTCCAGAACTAACCCCGATTAAATCAGGATCAGTTGTCCAACTACCGCTTATTGTTTCAGTATAATCAGTCGCTGCCCCAGTAGTAGAGTAAACATTAATAATGTTAATAAAGTGGATGATTCCTGATAATCTGTTTTTAGAAAAAGTTATATCTTGAGTAGCAACATTCCCACCAGTGGCTGTTGCATCAAAGGTAAAGTGTACTAATTCATTTGATGCCTCATTAACAATTGTAGATTTTTCTAACTGATTCATTTTAGAAACATCAGGAGTTACTTGTGCTAAATCTTTTTCTTTTTCATCTACTTCTAAAAGACGACGATGACTGCGATTGAAACCTAAGTCTTCCAAAGTTACCATAAATTTAATTCTTAAAAGGTTTTTCGACATCTACATTAATAGTGAATCCGAATAACGACCAATATTCGTTTTGACCTGTTTCTGTTCCCTCAATCTGAATCAAATTGCCTGCTGGAGGATTAACTTGAAACTCCTCCACATATTTTTTAATCTCGCCTAATTTCTCAAATTTAGATAAAGAAATAACATTTTTATCTATTATCCTAGCCTTTAAATTTAGCCCTTGTCCTCTTTCCGAGAAAGTTATTATTTTATTAAAATTTTTAGAGATAGACGGATCGCCGGCACTTATTGCCCCCGACTGAAATAATGGTGAAATATTAGAACCAGCATCTGATTTTAAAAGAGTCGCATCAGTATATTTTCCCAAACGATAAACAAAACCAGCCGAAGCTCCCATATATAAATAATCTTCACCTCCATTATAAAATTTACCTAAAGCTGACATTGAAACAGCGTAATCGTGTACTCTCCAGGTTTTAGTGGGGATATTATAAATTAAAGCTGGATAACTATAACTTATTCCATTTACAGTTACTGGTAACCCTAAATAGAGATGATATTCCTCATCAACTATTTCAGAAAAAGCACTTCTCATATCAGCAGCTCTTATAAAATCTATCACTCGTCCTGCTATATTTTCAGGTCGCCCTCCAGTCGATACCCAGACCCCATCCATATTCGCCCAGATAGTATAAGCACCGCTATTTTTGATTGTTCGATGTTGCGAACACCCTATATCCCAAACCTGTTTTTTTTCTGATTGATTATATAAATAAGCACTATATTCAGTAAAAACTATTAATCTATCCCAGTTAGAAGCTAACCCTGTTACCGCTTCACTAAAATCAACATCAAAGTAATCAGTCGCTGGTGTCCAAGCTACAGTTGAACCAGATGGAATATTGGAATAATAAACACGGTAAGGATAAGCCGTCGCACTAGCGTAACAATTACCTAGATATAATCTATCTCGATAACGAACGATGTATTTAGCGTTAGGCATATCAGTTGTATTAGTTGTCCCGAAAGTTGTTCCAGTTAAAGTTCTAACTGGTAACCAAGTACTGTTTCCAGCTCGATATCCTACAAAAAAACAGTACCCAACAAAATCTGCCATCTCGACTGCGGCATATTGAAAATTAGCCCAAGCTGTCTCAGCATCAGTTACCTCTGTCCAATTTCCACCGGTTGAATAAAAAAGCTGTAAGGCATTAGGTGTAGCATTAGTAACTGTCGCCAGCATTTTCTGGACACTAGCTGATTGTCTAAAATTATGAAGTCCGGTTATCGCTCTCCCTGTTTCTAACGCTCCTGCTCCTATTACTTCATACCCACATCTTTTAATAATACTTCCTATTTTATAAGTTACATTAACATTGCTCATTGCATATAAAGCATTTTCTGGGACTAAAATAGGCGAAACATCCGAATAAAGTCCCTCGCTAAAATTATAAAAATGTATCGGTTGTTGTGCCATATAACTCCTTTAAAAATTAATCTTTATCTGTGTTCTTCATTAAAGTAGAACCAGAATAATCGAAATCGTAATAAGTTGTTTGTTCTGTGGTTTGGAGTGGATCTTTTAATGCTTCTATCTCTAATTTATTTAAGTAAATAGTATATAGTCTATCAGCACTGTTTGTGTTTCCTTTTTTTGCTTCAATCTTTGAGGCTACAAAATATTTAGCTAGATAAGTAAATGGGATATCAGTTACTGACGAGAAAGAAGTTAAGCGGGATAATTTTTTAAGACCTCTAACTTTTAATTTATAATAGGCATAAGTAGCATCTGGTGGAACGTCTAACAAAATGTACCCATCAAAAATAGTATATTTAGTTGGTAAACTTGGCGATGCTCCCTGCCAGACTGGATCTCCTGCTGAGTGAGATTCAGCTATACTTCCTGTTCCACTAGCCGGAATACCGCTTAAAATTCCTGTGGATTGAGCATTAGCCGTATAAGTTAAGGTTTCTGAACCTAAATAAACACTGCCACTTTCCCCAAATTCAGAACTATCCACCAAGGTAATTGTAGTCTCGCCTGCCACACATCCAGATTCCAAACTATCACTTACTCGTCCCTCCATATATTGATCATAGGAAGTTATATCAATGTATTTTAAGGGTCGGCTCCCAAATCTAACATTGATTAAACCTCTCTCGTTATCGTCGTATTTTAAATCTTCACTTAAACCAGAAAGAGCGTATTTATGAGTATTGGCTACTATCACTAAGGAAGAGGTGTCTTCAAAAATTTCCCAACTCCAATCTTTACTTATTCCATCTTGAGTAACAAAATGAGTTACTTCTTCTTGCCAATCGTTCATTACTCTTAGCAACCATTCTCTAGTAATCATTTTTCCATCTATCTCAGCATTAACTTCATTTAAGGCACCGCTAACTATTTCAGAGACTGAATTATAAACTAAACCAGAAGAGGCTACATAATCAGAAGCTACACTGTCGGTCGTACCATCCGTAAATTTACAGTAGTAATAATTGTAAGCCGTGTCGGTAGAAATAAGAGTGTATTCAGTATATGGTTTATCCCATTGGATGTTAAAAGCATCAGCAATGGGAGTAGTGATGGTATCAATCGAGGCAATTAGTGTTCCTGTCCCACCATCGGTTGCTGCTCCATAAATTTTAATCGCTCTTTCTAAAATTCTTGTGATCGGGGCATTTAACTCGTGAGCAAACTTAGTTGTATCGGTTATAGTTATACTTGTTCCTCTAGCAACTGCACTACTTACATCACACTCTTCTGTTTTACTGTCTCCTGTTTCACCTAAAATAAACCAGTCATACCTAGCGAAACCATTATTATCGGATACTGTTGCCGTTGTCCCTCCAGCAGCAATCGCCGAAATAAGGTAATTTCTAGTGTAACCAGAAATATCAGGGTGTTTTATTCTAAGGGTTGACCCTTGTATTTCCAATATTTCAGGCACTTGCAAAACTTTTGAATTTGGCATAGTTTTTTATTTAATTATTATATATATTATAACCTAAAACCCCTCTCTTTAATAATGTAAGAGAGGGGTTTTGAGTTTATTTTTTTGTACATTTTTTCCCATTTCCAGCTTTAGTTGGTTTGCCTACGGCAACCTTTCCCGCTTTCTTAGGAGCAACTTTCTTTGCTACCATATAAAATAATTAATTATAATATTTTAATTTTACAATAAATTATTTATTTTTCAAAATATCTTTAATGTCATTTCTTAATTCTTTTATTTCTGATAATAAACTTTCCATACTACTTTGGATATGTGTCAGATGATTAGAATTTATCTCGGCTAATTTTGAACTCATTTGCCAGACGATATAAGCTAGAACTCCAGTTATTCCTAAATTACCATAATCACTGAGCAATGTTTTAATTAAGTCTTCCATAATTAATTATTATTTAATTTCTTTTACTTCTTCTTTTTGTTCCTGTAGTGTTTGTAATTCATTAATAAGAAGATATACCTCAGAAAAAGGCTTTGTAGCAATATAATTAATAACCTTTTCTAATTTTTCTTTTGAAATAATATAATTCATAAATTAAGCTTTAATTACGGCTTGGGCATAAGTTGAATAAAAATCTACACTTGAAGCAGAAGCGAAAACTATTGGACATAAATAATTGCTTCCAACTTGAGGATATTTGTCATACGATAACCCAGCCCTAACGTATTGAGTATTGGCATTTGAAACTGAATGGTCGCCAAGGCTTGTATCTGTTTTATTAATTTGTGCTGTCATAGCACCTAGCACGCCGTCAGCACTAGGATTAATTGTCGTGTTAGCTCTTAAACTAACATAATCGTCTAATAATCCAATAACAAAAAAGTGTATATAAGTATAATTATTATTAGCAACTTGCCAACTAGCTGAACCATAATTAATATCAGCTTCAACATTCGCCAATAAAACTCTTTCAACTTGATTATAATAATTCCAAATACCACGATGTGTAGTCGAATCTTCTAATTCTCCAGTTACATCTGTCATCTTAATTGTTCCTAAAAATCTATACCCAGCATCACCATTTTTAACTTTAACTCCATCTTGCAATTCTAGTTCTGAAATACGACTATCGGTGTCATCTTTCCTGATAAATGTTCCATCAGAGCCAACACTACCTGGCGAAGTACTATTATCACCGTCTAATTCTAGTAATTGGAATGATGTTCCAGCCACTATCGTTCCAACTCTCCAAGTAGCATTATTAGAAGCAACAGAATTACCAGCTATTGTTACTAACTTAGTTCCACTAGGGGGTGGAGTCGCAGTGCTTACAACACGAGGCGAGGCATTAGATATACTGGTAATAGTACCATTATCAGGCGTATTCCATATTACGCTGTCTAAAGCTATTGTGGTACCACTTTTATATGCAAAAATATCATAGCAAGTATTTCTTTGATAAGCAGAAATATCTAAACTTACTTCTTCAAATTGCAATGTTTCCCAAAGACTAGTCGTCGTATTAAAAATGCTTATTTCATTTCCTTTGTGTGGAGTAAAATAAAGAGTCGTTAAATCTGTTCTATTCGAAGTTGAAATTGGTACTCCAGTTTCACCAGTTAATCTACCATAACAAATATGCGGTCTTTCAGGCTCAACTAATAATGATTGAAATTTATTTACAAAACCTTGAGACATATTTTTAGCAATTAATTAGTCCAATTAATCCATTTTGATAATATGATAAACCTCTGTCTCCGTGCCAGTTAGTAGTTCCATTGGCTTGCGAGATTTCAAGTGGATATACCGAATTTAAACCGATAG